TATACGATAAAGTGGATGAATACGCAACAGGAAATGTAGCAAATGTGATTTTAACTATTGCAGATGGTCTTTCAAAAGATGCATTAGTAGTAGATAAAGAAATCGTATTTATGTCTACAATTATACAAATATTAAACATAATAAAATAATGGAACAACAACAACAATTACCACCGAATTTTAATTTAAATGATGCAAGAGATATGGATTGTGAATGTGGTGGAAAGATATTCTTACCAGCATATAGATTCAAAAAAATTAGTAGATTATTAACAGGTGCACCAAAAGATTCGGTTATGCCTATTGAATTGTATGTATGTGCATCATGTGGAAAAGCATTGAATGAATTATTACCACAAGAATTGCAAGAAACAAAAATCATAGAATAATGGCACAAAAGTTATTTGACCATATTAACGCAATAACTACCATTCAAGACCCAAAGTATTTTGATAAACTTGGTGATGAGGATTTGAAAACTTGGAGTAATTTTATGATTAATAGATTTTTATCAATGAAACCTGAATGGGTTGAGTTGATTGCATCTTTATTACCTTTAACACAAACTTTACAACCAAAGGAAATGTATAAGTTGTATATTAGTGTTATTCCAAAGGGTAAATACTTTTTGAAATATATTAAAGGAAAATCCGAAGATAAATACGAACAATTCATAGTAGACCTTTTAAAGAAAGAATACGATTGTTCGGAAAACCAAGCAATAGAATATTTAGAAGTTCTTTATTCAACAAGAGAAGGTAGAGAATATATGAAATATGTCTCTGAAAAATATGGTATTGATAAAAAGCAAATAACTAAATTGAAACTTAAAATATAATGTTAGATAAAAAATATTTAATAACAAATGGGTGTTCATTCACAGAAGGTCATTTGTTAGGAAATGATGGATCGTGGGCAAAATTTTTAGGTGAAAAATTAGATTTAGAACTTATAAATTTGGGAAAAGGCGGAAGTGGAAATGATTCTATAAATTGGAGAACTATTGAGTTTTCTGAAACTAATAAAGAAATTGCAAAAAATTCAATATATGTAATTCAATTAAGTGAATGTTTAAGATATCATATATATTTTGATAATGGTATAGACAAACCACAGGAATGGCAAGTCACCCCCATATGTTTTTTAAAAGGCATGGAGTGGAATAAAGGTGGAAATGGTGTTCAAAGTTGGATTTATAAAAACAAAGAAGAATTGATTTATATTTACGGTAATATAACATTTGCATTATATAAAACTTTACAAAACATAATATCTCTTACATCTTATTTTGAATCAAATGGATATCCATATATTATATTTGATGGAATAAATGACCACAATCCAATCAAAGTTAATAATTCATATTATTTAAAAGAATCTTGGAATGATAGTTTAAACGAGCAATTTAAAATATTAACATCATTAGATATACAATTTCCAAATGATTATAGGAAATCTTTAGTACATAGAGATTATGGTTATTTTATAAACGAAGATATGATACAAAATATATTTTCAAATAAAAAAATATTCAAAGAAATTTCAACAATGATGAAATTTGTTATGGAAATCGGAGAAAAAAATTACAATGATAGTGAATACTATTTTAAAGAAAATAATGGCCATCCAAATCAGGAATCGGCATCTATGTGGGCAGATATAATTAAAGATTATATTGAGAAAATATATAAATAAAACTTAAGATATAATTTGGTAAATCCAATTATTTGTCTTATATTAGACTTATTATGGCAAGAGTATCATTTTCACAATATAGTATGTGGCATAACTGTCCACAACAATACAAATTAGCATACATAGATAAATTAGGTGAATCATCGTCTAATATTCATTCAATCTTTGGAACTGCAATGCATGAAACACTTCAAAATTATTTGGAGAAATGTTTAAGAATATCAAAGTCACAAGCTGACAAGATGATTGATTTACGAGAGTATTTAAAAGAAAGAATGAGAGATGCATATCTTAAAGAAACTGATGGAGAAATAGGGAATACTACAATATGCACCAAAGAAGAAATGGTAGAGTTTTTAGAAGATGGAAATGTCTTATTAGATTGGTTCCAAAAACCCAAAAACTTTAACAAATTCTTTTCGTTAAAACACGATGAGTTGGTAGCAATTGAACAACCTATAAACACAAAGATTTCAGAGAATGTAAACTTTATGGGTTTCATAGATTTGATTATCAGAGACACCTTTAATGGTAGATATAGAATCATTGACTTTAAGACTTCTACAAGAGGTTGGAGTAAGTATCAAAAATCAGACCCTGTTAAAAGTGCACAAATCTTATTATACAAAAAGTTCTATGCAGAATTACTAAGTATTTCCGAAGATGTGATTGATGTTGAATTTATCATTTTGAAAAGAAAAGTGGAAGTAAGAGAGGATATCCCAACACATAGAATTAGTAGACATGTACCTGCAAATGGTAAGGTATCGGTGAATAAAGCATGGAAAGGTTTTACGGACTTTGTAGAGAGTGTATTTGACAAAGATGGTAATTATAAAACCGAAATAGAGTACCCAAAGAACGCAACCAAACTATGTGAATGGTGTGAGTTTTTTCATAGAGGATTGTGTGATAGAGGATTAAAAAATTTAAATTAAACAATATATATTTTAAAAGTTATGGCAAAAAAGAAAATTCTGTTATTGGCGGATGATTTACGAATGGCAAGTGGTATTGCAAATGTTTCTAAGCAATTAGTTTTAGGAACTGTTGACAAATATGATTGGGTACAATTAGGTGCAGCAATCAAACATCCAGAAGCAGGTAAGGTATTTGATTTAAACGATAGTGTTAGAGAACAAACAGGCGTAAAAGATGCAAGTGTTAAAATATATCCATTTGATGGTTATGGTAATGCAGATGTAATCAGACAATTGTTAATGGTTGAAAAACCTGATGCAATCTTACACTTTACCGACCCGAGATATTGGTTATGGTTATATGATATTGAACATGAAATTAGACAAACTTGTCCCTTATTCTTTTATCACATTTGGGACGATTTACCAGACCCAAAATACAATAGAGATTACTACGAAAGTTGTGATTGGATTGGATGTATTTCAAAACAAACTTATGGTATTACCCGTAGAGTTTGGGGTTGGGATAAAGAAAAACATTGGACTAAGCCTGCAGATTGGCAAGTAAGTTATGTACCACATGGTATCAATACGGATTTATACAAACCAGTAGAAGTTCCAAAAGATTTTAAAGAAAGTATATTTGGAGACAAAGAATATGATTTTGTATTATATTGGAATAATAGAAACATTAGAAGAAAACAACCAATTGATGTTATATTAGCATTCGATAAATTTGTAGAAGCACTTGCTCCTGAACAAAGAAGTAAAGTATGTTTATTAATGCACACTGCTCCTGTTGAAGAACATGGAACGGATTTACCAAGAACAATTGCAGAATGTTGTTCACCTGAAACAAATGTGGTATTTGCACCAAATAGATATTCCGAAGAACAATTGAACTATCTTTATAATATAGGTGATGTGACAATCAATGTAGCATCAAACGAAGGATTTGGATTAGCAACGGCAGAGTCAGTAATGGCAGGAACACCAATTATAGTAACGGTTACAGGTGGTTTACAAGACCAATGTGGATTTAGAGATAAAGGTACGGGTAAATTAATAACTGCAGAAGATTATGTAGAAATTGGTTCATTACACGATAGACATAAAAAAGCAGGTGTAGTTTGGGGAGATTGGGTTAAACCAATTTGGCCAGTTAGGTCAACAACAGGTTCAGTACCTACTCCATATATTTTTGATGATAGAATTGATTTTGAAGATATTACTCCATTGATTATGGATTGGTATAAAATGCCAAAAGAAGATAGAGACAAAGCTGCATTAAAAGGTAGAAAACATTTTATGGGTGAAGGTTTATTAAGTAGAGAAGCAATGTGTAAAGAATTAGTTGATGGTATGGAAGGTGCATTTGAAAATTGGAAACCAAAACAAAAATTTAAATTAATAGAGTTATAGTATGAAACCAACATTAGTATTTCAGGCACCAATAGCAACAAGAAGTGGGTATGGTGACCACGCGAGAGATTTATTACATTCTCTTTATAAATTAGATAAGTTTGAAATTAAAGTAATTAGTACACGCTGGGGTAATACTCCGATGGATTCACTTAATTATGACAATCCATTTCATAAGTGGATAGTTGATAGTATTATTCCAAAAGTAGAACAAAAGCCAGACATTTATATTCAGGTTACTGTACCAAATGAATTTCAAGCAGTAGGACATTATAACATTGGAATTACCGCAGCAATTGAAACAACACATTCACCATTAGATTGGGTACATGGTTGCAATAGAATGGATTTAATTATAGTACCATCTGAACATTCAAAAAAGAGTTTAGTAGATAGTGTTTATAATGAGGCCGACAACAATACAAAACAATTAATAGCACAGCACAGGATTCAAAAACCAGTTGAGATTCTTTTTGAAGGATTTGATGAAATGGATTTTGGAACCGATGATGTGGTGAATGTAACTGAATTAGATGCAATCAAAGAAGATTTTGCATTCTTATTTGTAGGACATTGGTTAAGAGGTGATTTGGGTGAAGATAGAAAGAATGTTGGAATGATGATTAAGTCATTTGCAATGGCATTCAAAAACGAAAAGGTTAAACCAGCATTAGTTCTTAAAACCAGTTCAGCAGGATTTAGTGTAATAGATAGAGAAACTACAATTAAAAAAATTAGAGAGGTATTAGGAAAAGACTATAAATCAGTTCCAATTTATCTTTTACATGGTGACTTAACCCCATCAGAAATGAATGGGTTGTATGAACACAAAAAAGTAAAAGCAATGTTAAATTTTACAAAGGGTGAAGGATTTGGCAGACCTCTTTTAGAATTTAGTTTGACAGGTAAACCAATCTTAGTAAGTAATTGGAGTGGACATATCGATTTCTTAAAACAAGGTGCAGTATTATTAGAAGGTGAATTAAAACCTGTACATGAATCAGCAGCTGACCAATTCCTTTTAAAAGAATCACAATGGTTTAATGTAAATATTTCAAAAGCATTAGTTGCAATGAAGGATGTTTATAAAAATTATGACAAGTATAAAGTAGAGGCATCTAAATTAGGAAAACATAATAAACAAAATTTTAGTTTATCAAAAATGACTGAAGGATTTGATGTGATTTTAAATGGGTATGGTATTTATACTAAAATACAACCAAAGTTTCAACAATTACAATTACCAAAATTGAAAATGTTAAATAAATAATGTATAGTAAGGTTTACCAAAGATATGTAAAAAGTAAAAGTAAAATATCAGACCCATCTAGAAGTTTAGAAAGGGGTGGATTTTACCAATTAATAGAATATGATTATGTTGATGATGATGATTCTAAAACATGGTCTGCATCTATGGCACCTATTATTTATGTTTTGTATGTTTCTGGTAAAAATGATGTAGTACATTGTATAAAATTATCTGATATAAATCCACTTACGGTTAAAAGACTTTTTGGAAAATTAGTAGACGAAGCCGATTCCGAAATAGACATGGG